AGAATCTGAAGATGATAAAACTCATCCTCAGATTTGAAAGTTAAAAGTTGTTTAATTTGTTCAAAATTATCAACTATCATTACTATTTTTTAATTGTTCCACACACAGTGCATTTAGCACCTTTACCAGCAAGTTTTTCGTTATGTAAACGCATTCCTTTACCGTAAGTTTTTTCTTGAAATTCTGCAGCAGGACCTGTGCAGTTACATTGTTTTACTATACTACTCATATTTAAATATTTTATTTAATTTATTAAAAATTTCCTCTTTACTTTGATTATAATTAAATTGGATTAATTCAAATTTATCTGAATTAATTTCACAAAATTCACTTAAAACTTTATCTCTATTTAATTGTTTTTCAAAATTAATAATATCACCATAATGATAACAAGAAATATATTCATAATGTTGTTTTCCATTATATTCAATAATATATTGTTTATCATTAAATATGATTATAAAATCTACAATTATTTTATTACTATTTCTAGCAATTTTATGTAATTCTAATTCACATTGATTTTCAAATTGAATATTATTATTAATTAATCATTCTCTAATTATTATTTTATCTTTTGAAGATTTACAAATAGGACAACCTCTTCCAGATAAATGGGAATTAGGAGATTGTTCAAATTCTCCATGTTCTGGACATGTTATAATTAATTTATTCATAACTCCTACATAAATTGATTTATTATATTTGTATTTATTAAAATGAATTATATTTGCTTTATTTATAAATTCTTCTGTCGTTTTACGAGATTTATCAAATTTACATTTAGAGCATCCTCGACCACTAATATGTGAATCTGGTGTTTGTCAAAATTCTCCATGAATAGGACATATAATACATATTTTAGTTCGTTTATTAATATATTCAGATTTTGAATAATCGTATTTATTATTATGAATTATAGATACTTTATTAATTCATTCTGAAAGTGTAAATTTTTTAGCCATTTTAATTGATTTTGTTTGTATATAACTCTTCTCCTTTATCAGAGAATATTTTCAGAGTAGCTTCACCACCCTCTACTGGGGTGATAAATTTCTCTGTTGCTGTTTTGTAATTTTCATCTTCGATAAAGTTAACTTGACCAGATGGAATATTTTCAGCTTGTTGTAGTATTTCAGCTAATGGAGTTCTTGATTCTAAATCAGCTTTAATCCACACTTCTACTTTATATAATGCATACATAATTTTATTTTTTAAACATTAAAAGATTCTAGTATCTTTTCTTTAGATACTGAACCTACAGTTTTACCCACTTGTTGATCATCTACAAAATAGATGATTGTTGGAATATTACGTACATTGTAATATCCTACTAGATTATTATCGTCTTCATCAATGTCGATGTGTTCAATAACAATATCAGTTTCTTTTCTCAATTCGATAAGAATTTTATCGACAGTTTTACAGGGAACACACCAATCACTACCAAATTTAATTAATTTTCTTGTCATAGTTTAAATTGTTTCATTTACGTTTATCGGTAATATTTTTAATATCACTTTTAGTTAATTGTGGATATTTTTCTAAAATAAATCTTGGTTTCATTCCATTATTATGGAGTTCTTTAATATTTAAAATCATTTCAATATTATAACCAGCTTTAATCATAGCTGTTTCTTGAGCAGATTTTTTTCTATTAAATTTTTCTTCTTCTGAACTATTTTCCCAAGAAAGTTTAACGCCTAAACTTCGTTTTTTAGATTCTATTTTAGCAGTTTCTCCATATATTTCATTATATGATTTATCTTTTCTAAAATCTCCCACTTTTTTAGCAGTTTCTTTACACTTTATAAGACCTTCTTCAGTATGTTTATATCCTAAACATCCTTCACCACCTAAAGTATTATTTAATCCATTTAGATAAGAATTATATTGGTTAATATATTCTATTTCTAAATTAAACATATCCTCTTCATCACACTCTATAATTTCTTCAATTATAAAATTATCTCATCCATGTTTATTAATTGAATTATATAATTTACTTTTATATTTATGATTTTTTGATCTTGATTTATGTTCTAAGAATCTTTCTTCAATAGATTTAGTAGTACATCCAATATAAATTTTATCATTTATTTTATTTGTAATTTTGTAAATTTTTGCCATATTTTATTTTTTTAAATTAATTACAAAGTTACAAAAATATTCACACCAAAAAGCGTAAATTTTATTAAAAATAAAAGCAATCATTTGATTGCTTTTATTTCGCATCGTTTATTTTTTATCAATATCCTCATCATATCTAACAGCTTGAAATATAGTTTGGATAGGAATTCCATCAATAGAATAGTTAAAGTATTTAACTTTACCTTTATGTCCAATAATATCATTAATATTTTCTAAATACCAAGCTTTCAACTCTCTATCACCAATTGGCTTCGCAGCAAACGGTTTACCATCTTTAGTTTCACAAATAAAACAGAAGTCTTCTGGTCTCAATCCATCTTGATAATCAACAATTAAAAATTCATCATCTTTATATTGTTTAACTTTAATCATAGTTGAACCACGTTTACCAAATTCATACATTTTATCAGGCTTACGCGCAACTAATCCTTCAAATCCTTCAAGTACCCAACGATCATGTAATCGTTGAATATCATCCCAACTAGAACTTAAAACATGTTCAATTACTTTAATTTTATCAAATTCAGGTTTTTCACATTCAAATGCAAATTCTTCTAAAATTGAAAGTCTATCCGTAAATATCATATCAGGAATAGCTAAATCATAAATCCAAAATTCTAACATATCACAACGATCTTCCCAAGTTTTAAGTCGAGCAACACCTGATATAGTTTGTAAATGTGTTCCATGATGATATAATTCACCATCAAATACATAAGTTGGATGTTCTTTTAAAAATGGTTCAAGTTGAGTCATGATTTTACTAGCAGCTACGTCATAGTCTTTACCACCTCTTGAAACGGTAACTACTTTTTGAAGTTCTTCATTCCATTTAATTTTAATCATACACCTTACTCCATCAAGTTTCCTTGAGCAATAAAGTGGTTTATTAAAAACTGAATTCTGACAGTCTTCTGATTTTTTAGCTAACATCGGTTTAAGGTTTCCAGATTGGTCGGAAGCCAATGTTGGAACAATATCATTAATCTCTAATGTTGATAATTCTTCAAACTTTTTAGTTGTTAAACTGTCTAATCGTTTATATCCTTTATCAAGATATTTATTGATTTTACTGTTAAACTCTAAATTAGCTTGTTCAATAACAGATCTCTTAGCTTTACCTCTTTCGATAGTAACTTCTGGTTGTTCTGTCATTTTACCTTGATATTGTCCGGTTGACCTTTTAATAGTAAAGCTATTTCCGTTTTGTTCTAATTCAGCAACTACAACTTGAACTTTGTCCCTTGCGTTTCTTGTTACTAAATATATTTTACTTACTATCATTACCACCAATGTTTTAATAATAATTCTTCTCCTAGTTCTAATTCACATTCAGAACATAACCAGTTATCTAAAATACTAAGTTCGCTAATATTACAGATTTCATTTCCATCTTCATCTTCTTCATATTCATATTCTGATGAATCTCCAACAACATAATCAACCCATACATCATTACCAACATGGTCATAATACCCAAAAAAGAACTTCTTAACATCTTCCGGCATTTTTGGAGTACCCCATTGTACATCCAAAATTTTTATTGTTTGTAGTTTACTCATTATTTAACACCACTGCTACCAAGTCCACCTCTTCCTCTATCTGATTCATCCAATGATTCAACTTCGTTCCATTCAATAAGAGACACTTTGGCTAAAACTGCTTGTGCAATTCTATCACCATGTTGTATTTCAAATGGTTCATCACCTAAATTCATTATGATTACTCCAATTTCATTACGATATCCACTATCAATTGTTCCTGGAGTATTTAATACAATTATTCCTTGTTTAAGAGCTAGTCCACTTCTTGGTCTAACTTGAATTTCATATCCTGGTGGAAATGAAGTATAAAGACCTGTAGGAATTAAACATCTTCCTCCACTGAATATAATCAACGTTTCTCTCTCACCATCAACAGTTGCACCAACCATATAATCTTCCACAAGACCATGTGTAAAATCAGCTCTTAAATCCATTCCTGAATCACCAGGTTTAGCATATGTTGGAAGTTTATTTGTACTTTTATTTATTACGTTTACTTTCATTTAGTCAATTTTAGTAATAATTAAACCTAGTGGAATAGATGCAATTATATTATTATTCTTATCTCTAAGTAAGTTTATACCTGCTTGATAATGTGTATATACATCATGTGCTTCTATTTCAATATTATTATCTAATTTATTATTGTCTAAATATATTCTATATTTACTCATCACTCATTTTCTTAATTAATTCTACTTTCCAATCTGGGTTTTGTTCACTCCAAATAGCAGCGTATTCTTCAAGATTCTCATCCTCCAATATTATTAATGGAAGTTTCTTTGTTCCGTGTCTCTCCATTATTTCACGAGCTTTTTTTCTATCTTGACGATAACTGATATTATACTCTTCTAAAATATGAGGTTCAGTTACCTCATCAACAATTTTCATAATGAATTCACACTCATTATTATAAATTACTTTAATTACTTTCATTAATCCTCAATTAATATTTCTTCAATATCAAAATCTGTATGTTGTATACTTCTAGCTAATTGATCTCTAACTTCTTGTTTTAAATCATCCATATTCTGATCAATCGGTACTTTAGTACTCATTGTCAACATCACTGTAATATCAACTGTTTTTAATTCTTCTGGTTCCATATTTTTAAGATTAGGATACAACTCCAAGTAATTTTCCAACAATCATTGTCTTTTCAAAATGTCCAATCATGTCTTTTTTCATTCCATCAGTAATAATTTGAGTAAAAGCATTATATACATCAAACATATTTGGATCTACTCCTTCTGGAATGTAATAAGCACTGTCTTGATCAATGAATAATTGTTTATAAGCATCGATTGGAGTAGATACTGCAATCTTTACTTTTCCAAAACCATAGTCTTGACTTTCTCTCATAGAATAGTCTACCCATTCTCCTAAGTATTGTTTTCTCAAATTTCTACTAATAGTTGTGGCTTTTAATTTCTTTAATGTTGTTTGAAAATCGTTGGTTTGTTCCATTAATTGTTTAACAGCATTGTAATTTAAGGGATCACCAGGAGTCATTTCTTGCACATCCATCCACTGAGGATTGAATACTGTCAAATTAGTACATGCTTGGTTTAAATACCCTCTATATATTTTAGCAACAGGTTTCTTAACATCAATACCATATAAAAAACCGATAACTTCATCATGGTCATCAATTGAATGTTCTCTCGGCATCACTGCTTGAATAAGAACTCTATTATAAGTTAAATCAGTTGCATCTTTGCTACCTGTCATTTGATCAGGCATTTTAACCTGAATACGAAAATCATCTGTAAATGCAGACATTCTTTCCAAAAAAGGCTCTGCATAATTTTTAGTTTGGAAAAATTCTTTATTTTTTATAATTGTTGCTTTTCCTTTCAACAATTCCGATACAGTAATATCCATTATATTTTGCAGTATTCATTGATAATTTCTTTGTATCTATTATATTGTTCTTCGGAGATTTCTTTAATTGTAAAATCAGTTTCTTCACAATTATAACCATCTTGACCAGATAGTTCCATAACATCATCGTAATCATCAGGTTTCAAGTAATACTCAAAATCAGAGTCATCATCCACAGAATCTTCTCCATCAGAATTATAATTTTTGTTGTCTAAGTAACAATCATATGAATAACAACTAATATATGTTCCGTCAATTGTTATACCTGAATCTTCATAATCTTCAGTAACTTCCTTTGTTTCTCCTCCAAAATCTGGAGTACCGTGGGGATCGTAAAACCACGTTGCTTCTTTAATTAAATAATATTTCATTATAAACAGTGTTTATAGATTTCACGAATTGTTCCGTGCATTGAATAATTATCTGTAAGTTTTGATTTATTAATCGGAATAACTTTTTTCCGAATGACAGATTGAACAAGTTTGTTTGAATATGCTAAACAAGGACTTTCTTTTATTTCTGGGAAAATAGCCCACAGATCTTTTTTAAGCTTTTGTATTTCATCATTATACACATATGCGAAGTATGAATCACTATTTAATATAAAAACACTAATGTTGTAAAAGACATCTTTTTGCTCAAACATCCATTCATACATTAAAGCTTGAATTAATTGTTGTTTTAGTTGCCAATCCGTATAAGCTTTTTTAAACTTAACTTCTTGAATTCCCATAAAAGTTCGATGACCGTAAGTAAATTCAATTATACCATCTGTTGCACATCTAGAAGAAGGAATACTCCTTTTTATAGTCTTCATATTAAAAGACGATGTGTAATTATGTTTGTAAATGTCTTCGATTTCAGGTTCTGCCGTAGCAGTCCTGAAATCGGGTAACATTTGTCTTCCCCATAATTCTTTTGTAAAATTAACAGGTAATCTTTGCATTAGCTTAATACTAAACGAGTTTCTAAAATACTATCACCATCTACAATATCGAAATCACAAGCTGCTGGTGTATTACCAAAGTTTTTGTGAATCCATTCACTAGAACCAAAGAATGAAGCTACTGCTTTATATCTGAACTTCTTAGCATAAGTAGTTGCAGATTGATGTAAATCACCTTTTATAAAGTGAACATTTTTACCAGTAATTTCATTATAATCCAAGTATTCTCTGATTTGATTTTCGGTCTTATCATTGATTACAAGTGGCATATTTCTAAATACATCCTTTGCATCTTTACCATGACATAACACAAAAGTATGATTACCAACTGTAAAGTGTTGAATATATTTTTCAAAAATTTCAACTTCAATATTAGGATTGATTATTTCTAATACAGCTTCTAAAGCTTTATTTGCAACAAATCCAAAATCTCCATCATGGTTTCCACCTTCAACACTAACATATTTAATGTTAGAGAATTGACCACAAGAAGAAAGATTAGAGAAGAATTTAGTCATCATTTTTACATAATTTTTAAATTGATCTTTATTATTCATATTCTGTGGTAATGTGTGACCTCCTCGAGTTGTTTCAGCGTTGTATCCGTCTAAAGCATCACCATTATTACAAACAATGATATTTGTAGCTCCCGTAACTAATGCTAATGAACGAGCTTTTTCATAGATTTTGAATAAGCGTTCTGTTGCTACATCATAATCAAAACAGTTTCCATATATAGAATAATCTGAAACTTCGGCACCAATATGCATATCACTTAGATATACCATAAGTGTAACATCATTTTTTACTAGTGGAGTATTTACTACAGCTGTTCCAGTGATGTTTAATGAACTAATAAATTCTGAAAAGTTTGCGACTTGTTGTTTCAAGTCATAATACTTACCAGTCATTTCTCTTAGTTTGGTTTCAGTTAACCGAGTTCTATCTTGTTCTAATTTTCTTAGAAAATCGTTTTCTTTGTTTTGTAGAGTTAATGTGATTAACTCATCTGTTGATTTCTCCTCAATAACATGCGGTGCTATAGGAGAAGCGGCTTTGGTAACACCAAAGGCTTTTAATATCTTTTTGAAATCCTGAAATGTATAGTTCGGGAAATATCTTGATATTGTGCGTTGAGTTAAATTTGATCCTTCGGCAGAATACAATCTGTACATTAAGTCAACTTCTTCGCGGGTAAATTCACCTTCAATGGCTGGTTTATTACGAACTAAGATCTTAAACTTATATCCAGATATCTTGCCAACTGTTTCTGAACCAATTTTAATTGATTGCGAATTATCTCTATCAACTGAAATCAGTGTTCTTCCATCAAATGCGGCATCTACTGAAGCATCGCTTTTTACTACTTTCTTTTTATCCATTTATTTTTTGTATGTGCTGTTACGCCGTTATGTTTATAAAATGAAAAAGGCCGATAGAAATTAATCTATCGACCTTTTAAAAATATTAGCTATTTGTCTAAAGACTGGGTTGCTAATTCCATAGTGGTTACTCTTGTACGAAAAACAAGAATTTACCTAATTTTGCAGATTTTGATGGAGTATACTGTCCATAACCTGCATATTTTTGACCGTCAGTTACTTCTTTTACGATTTCAATAACGTAGTCTTTTTTATTTGCTTCGATCAACTCTTTCATGATTTTAAGAGCTAAATCTTTTTTATCAGCACGAGCTTCAACAGCACCGGTAGCGATAACTTTAACTTCAGGAATTTCAACTTCTTTAGTTTTGGTTTCTAATTCACCATCTTCATTTTTGAATTCTACTGTAATTGTTTCTTTACGATAAGGAGATTGGAATTCTACTTCTTTTTCTTCTTTTGTTTCTGGATCAATTACTGTTTTCTTTTCAGTATGAAATTTAACTGCTAGTTCAGCTTCTTTGATTTGGTATACTGTGATAGTTTTACGTTTTCCAATAGTTGTTTCATTAATCACACTATATGGACGTAAACGAGTATCATCAGACGCTGCATCAACTACTAAATAAGCACCAACTGCTTTATTTTTTTTGATATAATCAGCCATGAAACGATTAAGATCTTTTGTATTTACTGGAGATCCTTCTTTTTTCCATGCTTGTGTAGCATTTTTCAACATTTCTAATTTCACGTCTAATCCTGTTGCTTCTAAAGCTGCTTGTTTGTTGTACCCTTGTACTTCTACTGTTTTCATAAGTCCTTTTACATTTTTTGTAATAATTTAATTTTCATCTATGCGTTTTCCTCATCTAATTACAATACAAAGATAATGCTTTTATTTGGAATAAAAGCTATACACCTTGTTAAAAAATGTTAAATTCCCAATACTGTTTTGTGTATAGGAGATTCCATATAACTTTTTTTATCTCTCGGAGAATCAATTTTTGCAATTGCTTCATCCACAGAGTAATCCAATAGATATATACTAATATATAATTCTTTCAGATCAGCTAATGAAAACTTATCCGACTTTTCTACAAGCTCGGCAATATCAGCACTAGGAACATTTTTATGTTCAAAATATTCTTTACGTGTGTTTTCACAAGGTAAAGGTATTTCTATTTTTAAGTCTATACGACTTGGTCTTAAGAAAGTATCAGGAATTACTTGAGTATTATTTGTTGTTGCAATAACAACATGATGATCTAAATGGGTTTTACCATCTAAAAAATCTAATAATTCCATCTCAACATCTTCATACTGATCCAAATCTTCAAGAATTGTTATAACCGGAGTATCTGGTTGTACTTTTCTAAAACATGTACGTAGAAATTCTACATAATGATCTAAATTACGATAACCTGTAATTTTAAATACAACACCACCTCTGTTCATAATTTCTTTCGATAAGATTGAAATGATTGAACTTTTACCAGTTCCAGGATATCCTTCTAAAAGAATACCACGTTTGTGAATTAATTTGTTTTCTTTATAACGATCCGCTTTATCCCAAAACATGTTAATTTCTTCCATTAGTTTTGTTGTAATTGAATCACTAAATACAAATAATTCATCAGACTTTACATCCATTTGTTTTATAAATAAACCTGCTTCTCTAGAATAATCAACTGTATAAACACCTGGTTCTAGTTTTTCAAATTTTTCTTCATCAATTGACGCACGAATAATATCTCCGGTTTTAACCCATATTGATACTTTGTTTTCTTCGTCATCTTCTTCTCTACTATTTTCTCTATGCATTTCTATAAAATCTTCTAATACAAATAATTGTGGTACGTCTGGGTCTAAAATGGAAGCCATTGTGATAAAATTTCTTTAATTTTGTTAATAATCTCTTGTGAGGTTTTCATACCACAAGTGTCAATCTTTGTGCACCCATAGGATAAATCTTCAACAAGAATTGCAAGAGCTTCTAAGAACTGATAAAAACCAGAATTACTCTTTTCTTCTCTTGTAAGTTTCATCAGCAGTTTTAAAGGTGTCATTTCCACATCTTTTTCTTTCATCTTTCTATAGGCTAAAGCAACTAATGAAATTAGCATCAACTTATCATTCATATCACCAGACTCAAAATTGCCTAATGAAAAAACTTTATGGTAAACACTTCTTTTATCATCACAAACTAACCCATTTAAAGTAATAACAGTAGATTCTACTGAATGTCTATCCATGTGTAACTAATATTAATAATTTTTTGAATTCAGCAAGACCTTGTTTAATGTGACCATTTGTAACAGGAATTACTTTAGATTTATATGTAGGAATAGTTTCAACAACTACCATATTCATTTTACATTGATAATCGATTCCTGATGATTGCATTAAGCAACTCATTAACCAACCATACATTGCCATTTGTCTATAATAGTGAAATTTTTGAAAAGATCCTTCGTGTTGAATAGTATCTCCTTCTGCATTTACAGATTTTCCTCCCATAAAGAAATTCACTGGTTTACCTGTTGTTTTAAGATCATTTAGTGTAAGTTCTTTAGTTTCATGATTAACTGTAAAATTATCAAGTTTGGCTTTTAATTTAGCTCGTTTAGTAATTCCGTCAACTGTTACATCAACTTCTACAAATATTGCATATTCATTAAAAACTTCAGGAGTTTGTAATAATCCTTCAGGATATAATACTTTTTTAATTGCAGGATTAGCTGCAATACCATTCATACATAAATCATGTTTATCTTGCGTTGCTTGAGATAAGTATAATGTTTGTGTTCCAATTATTTCTTTAGCTCTTAAACGATTGATATAAAAAGGAAGTGCAGTTTTTAAAGCTGTACTGATTCTAGTTTGTGTAAATTGACTAGAATAATAATCCGCCGATACAGAAGCTAACTTCATTGAATCTTTAATACTGTGTCCTTCTTTTCGAAATTTATATACTTCCTCAGTAAATAAGCCAAGTTTACCACTTGGTTTAGCTAAATTAGAAATCGTATAAAATTCTGGTTGTAATACACTAGCGTGAACAGCAGATCCTAGTTCATAAGAACTTGAAAATCCACCTGAATATCCATTAATATAATTCTCCATAGATCCTCCTTCACTAGGGTCTATCAATGATAGTCTAGAATTAGAAATATAGTTTTTATATTCAGCACTGAAATATTCTTCATCACTAATTTTAATTAATGTAAAAGTGCCTGGAATTATTTTTATTTCCGCAATTTGCGCCATAAACTTAATATAGTTTCGATATCTAATGTATAGATTCGATATTCAGTGTTTATGTGTTGATTGTGAGGAGCATCCATAAGTAAACAGAAAATTCCGCTCTTATTACATTCTTTAAATGTTTCATATTTATCATCAATAAATAAGTCACAATCTAAACTCTTCAACAACTCCACTTTACTCTGACCCCAGTGTACTTGGTGTACATTGCTTCTTCCGGGTATATTATGTTTCCTCAAGGACGCTATCGTCCAATCTTTATTAATACCTCGTGCACTTACGAAACCTCTTGGGATAAAGTTCGGTTTGTTTTTAATTGTCAAATTCATCCAAAAATCCTTTTCATCAGAAAGAATTTTTAATCGTTTACCCATTCGCTTAGTCTTATCCCATTTACTAGGAACCGCACAATTAAAGCGTTTAGCATAATCACGATGCCAATCAAAAATAACGTCATCAATATCTAAATATACATTCATATTCTTCATTTTATTTTTTAATTTATCTATTTTTCTATCAACACATTGTTCAAACTTAATTGACCAATATATTCTTCAGAAGATTCTTTATTCCAACCTGTAGAAAAATATCCTAAAGTTGAATAATCCTCTGTTTTAATAATAAATCCTTCGTAACATTTACGATCTGGATTTATATCAGTTTTAGTACAGAATATTACAACTGTACCTAATTTGTAAAGCTTACCTTTTATCATTATGACTTTTTAATAATTCATAAAAAAATTCTTTTGGAATAATAGCGTACTCACCGTTTGAAGTAATATTTGTATTTCCTTCTTTCTTTTCCTGTATATTCCATATAATACACAAAGGTTTATCCTTTAGTCCAACTTCTGCATTAATTTTCTTAACGCTTGGGGTACTTTGTGTTTTCTTAGTCTGAATATAACAAGGAATAGCATTGTCGGGATCTGAAATATCAATTTTCATATCATCTAATTTCTTAGATTCACTTCGTGCAGTACATATGTTCTCATTACCTGTTAAT